GTGCAAGACAAGCTTCTCCAGTAGCTAAGACTAACTTCAAGGAGCCCGGTGGAACACAGATCAGAGTTGGTTCAACAACTAATGATTCTGATGCTTACAACGCAGGCAACTTAGTTAATGCTTTCTACGATGCAGCAGCAGCACTAGACGAGAAAGGTGTATCTTCAGCAGGAAGATGTGCAGTACTTAACCCTCGTCAGTACTACGCTTTGATCCAAGACATTGGTTCAAACGGACTTATCAATAGAGACGTTCAAGGTACAGCATTACAAGGCGGAAACGGAATCATTGAAATTGCAGGTATTCATATCTACAAGTCAATGAACATCCCATTCTTAGCTAAGCATGGTGTAGCTTATGGCGGAACTACAGGTGAGACATCTCCTTCAAACTTAGGAGACCACGTGGGTACAGCTCTAGCTGACGCACGTAAGTCTGTAACAGGACTAAACAACAACTACGGTAACAGCACAGACTTTGCTAAGTCATGTGGTTTGATCTTCCAAAAAGAGGCAGCCGGAGTTGTAGAGGCTATTGGACCACAGGTACAGGTTACATCTGGCGACGTATCAGTCGTATATCAGGGTGACGTAATCCTTGGAAGACTAGCTATGGGAGCAGATTTCCTTAACCCAGCAGCAGCCGTTGAACTATATGTAGGTGCTACAGCACCAACAGCGTTCGGTACAACATACCCAGAGAACGGTTAATTTATTCTTTTTATACGGGAGCTTCGGCTCCCTTTTTTTTTATTTATGACTACTCAAATAGCAACCGATACCGAACTATCCGCAGTTAATTCTATCTTGGGTGGTATTGGTCAATCACCGATTACATCTCTCACAGGTAACGCATTACAAAATCCAGAGATTGGTTTTATAAAAAATCTTTTAGATGAAACAAATAAAAATGTACAAGGTGAAGGCTGGCATTTTAATAAAGAAGATCATGTACTTAGATCTCCTGATGCAAATGGTAACTACCTAATTCCTTCTGACTACTTAAGGTTTGATGTACATGATGGATTGTATGACAGAACTAGAGATGTAGTAAGAAAAGATGGAAAGCTATACGACAACGTTCAACACACTGATGTTTTTACAGGCGACTTATATTTTGACATAACTTACTTACGAGCTTTTACAGATGTACCTCCAACTATCCAGAGATACATAATTGCTAGAGCATCAGTAAGAGCAGCAACACAATTAGTTTCTAATCCAGATTTAGTAAAGCTTTTAAAACTAGAAGAAGAGCAGACTAAAGCTGCTGCATTGGAATACGACTGTGAGCAGGGAGATCATACATTCTTTGGATTTCCACATGAAAGTAATTACAGATCTTATCAACCTTACAAAGCACTTATTAGATAATGGCAAACATTACACAAACTATTCCAGCGTTAACGGCTGGCATTTCACAACAACCTGACGAGCAAAAAATTCCCGGTCAGGTGAAAGACATGGTGAACGCCATACCTGACGTTACACAAGGATTATTAAAAAGACCTGCTGGAAAGTTTGTGGCATCTTTATCTGATGGAACAAATAATTCAACAGCAGATGGTAAATGGTTTCATTACTATCGTGATGAGAACGAACAATATATAGGACAGATAGCACGTAATGGTGTTATTAAAATGTGGGCATGTGTTGACGTAAAAGCTGCAAACGGCTCTGTCATCCACAATGCTGGAGATGAAGTTACTGTTGTTAATGGAATAGGAAATAACACATATTTAACTCATACGGATGACGAGGATATACAGACATTAACTCTTAATGATTTCACCTACATCAATAACAGATCCATTACAACTGAGATGGATACAACGGTTGAACCTCTTGGAAATTTTCAGAAAGAAATTTTTGTCGAGTTAAAAAGTATCAGTTATGCAAAACAGTATGCCTTAAACGTTTTTGACAATACCACTACAACAACAGTTACTACAGCCACACGTATAAGTGTAGCTCTAGTTAACTCAAGTAATAACTATTGTGATACAGGGTTCCGTATGAGAACTCATGCCGATAGAGGTAATACTCCTAATGCTAGATGTGGTACACAAGCCGGTGATGGTAGAGATGCGTTTGCACCTAATGTAGGGACACGTATTTTTAGTGTCAGTACTGGAGATACTCTTAATGACGAGGGAGCTGTTGGTGGAACTCTAGCTAATGGAAACGAGTCAGATACTAACTACAGTTATACAGTTAATATATTTAACTCATCCAACCAAGGCAGTCAGACAGGTAGAAAGAATTTATATTTTCGTATAGCTACAACTGGGCAATCAGTACCTTATACCGAAGGTTCTGGTTCAAGTCAGCAAACTACATATCAAGCTAGATATACAACTACACATGATTTACTTCATGGAGGAGAAGGTTGGCAGCAAGGTGATTACTTTTATGTATTTATGAAAGATGGTTACTACAAAATAACCATAGATGAAATAAGTACTTCAGTTGTTCAGGCAAACCTTGCGTTAGTCAGACCTCAACCTACACCTTTCGATACTGAAACTACTATTACTGCTGAAAGTATTCTTGGTGATATAAGAACTGAGTTAATAGCTAGTGGTAATTTTAGTGCTTCTGATATAAGTCAAATAGGTACAGGATTACATATAAAACGCAATGCTATATTCAATGCTTCTACGCCAGTAGGAGAGCTTTTAAATGTTGTAGCTGGAAAGGTTAACGATGTAGGAGACTTACCCTCTCAGTGTAAGCACGGGATGGTTGTAGAGGTTATTAATAGTGTTGCTGAAGAAGATAATCACTACGTTAAATTCTTTGGTAATAATGATAAAGATGGTGAAGGTACATGGGAAGAATGTGCTAAACCCGGGAGAAAGATAAGACTAAAAAGGTCAACTATGCCAGTGCTTCTTATAAGAACTGCTGACGGTAATTTTAGACTTACTGAATTAAATGGATCTACATATAGTATTGGTGGTGTTACTCAACCAGCAGTTCCTCAATGGGATGATGCTTTAGTTGGTGATGATGTAACTAATCCTGAACCTTCATTTATAGGCAAAAATATTAATAAACTACTTTTCTTTAGAAATAGGTTTGCAATACTTGCTGATGAAAATATAGTTATGTCTCGTCCCGGAGACTTTACTAATTTTTTTGCTAAGTCAGCTATACAGCTAATAGCCAGTGATCCGGTAGATATAGCAGCTAGTTCAGAATATCCAGCAATATTGTTTGATGGAATACAAACTAACACAGGTTTAGTTTTGTTTTCTAAAAGTCAACAATTTATGCTGACTACAGATAGTGATGTATTTAGTCCAACAACAGCTAAGATTAATTCTCTTTCTACTTATAACTTTAACATTGCAACTAATCCTATCTCTCTTGGTACTACACTAGGTTTTCTAGATAATGCCGGTAAGTTCTCAAGATTCTTTGAGATGGCACAAGTGCAGAGAGAAGGAGAACCACAAGTAATAGAACAAAGTGCAGTAGTTTCTAGACTATTTGAAAAAGATTTAAAACTTATATCTAACTCTAGAGAAAACTCAGTAATCTTTTTTAGTGAAGAAGGTACCTCTACTCTTTATGGTTATAGATATTTTGACCAAATTACAGAAAGAAAACTAGCATCTTGGTTTAGGTGGACATTGACTGGAACAATTCAGTACCACTGTATGCAGGATGACAACTTGTTTGTTGTTGTACGTAATGGTGGTAAAGATCAATTGCTTAAGTATTCAATCAAGATAGATGCTAATACTTTTGCTTTAGCAGAAAACAGAGTACACCTAGATCATTTAATGTCAGTAAGTGGTTGGAGTTATAACGCTACAACAGGTAAATCAACAAAAGCCAAGCCAACTGGTTTAGAAAGTTCTGCTCAACTAGCAGCTTACGATGTAGATGCAGGTAATAACTTAGGTAGATATGGTCTGATTACTATTAATGGAAATAATTTAGAACTAGATGGTGATTGGTCTGGAGAAACATTTCTGATTGGTTATCAATACACAATGGAAGTCAAGCTTCCTACTATCTACTACCTAACTCAAAGCGGTCAAAACTGGAGAGCTGATACTAGAGCTAACACTGTTATACACAGAGTTAAGTTTGGTTTCGGTCCGATAGGTTTATATGAAACTACACTTAATAGAATTGGAAGATCTGACTATACAGAAGTATTTGAAGTATCTAGTGCTAACCAATATTCAGCTAACACAGGAGCAATTGTTGACGACAATATTTTAAGAACAGTTCCTGTTTACGACAGAAATATAAACGCAGCATTAACTATTAAATCTACACACCCAGCTCCAGCGACAATACATAATTTGACGTGGGAAGGAGTTTACAACAATAATTTTTACGAGCGTGTCTAAATACATTCACCCAGCAACGTTAGAGGCTGCACTTCGTGTGGCTTCTAACCTTTTACCCGATGACTATCGGGAGGTTACAGAAGGTCATGGACATGACCCTTTAAATGCACTGGTCGTAGGGTTTCATAACTGCGACTCAGTTTATTTTAAAGTGCCAAATGGCGAGATAGCAGGCATGGCAGGAGTTCACAAAGGTGGACAAATCTGGATGCTTTGCACCCCAGCTATTATCGAATATCCTCATACCTTTGCTAGAGAAGCAAGACGGTATGTGAATGCAAGAACAGAAAAGTTACTGTGGAATATTGTTGACGAAAGAAACAAAGTCCATATCAAGTTACTTAGGTTTTTAGGTTTTAAATTTCTTAGGAGATTTTCCTACGGACCAAACAATTTATCCTTTATAGAATTTTGCCGTGTGCGATCCAGTAGCAGCTAGCTTTGGTTCTGGTGCAGTAAATGCAATTGGTGGTGCGATGCAAGCCAGCCAAGCGAACAAAGCAGCAAGAAGAGATTACGAGTACAAACTAAAAGTACGAGAAAATAGGTGGATGCGAACAAGAACCGATTATGGAACTAAGAAGGTTCAGTATCAAAGCAATCTTAGTGAAGCTAATATTGCAGCTCAACGAGCTTATACGCAATCCCAAACAAGTTTAAATAATATCCGCATGCAAGCCATGCTTGATCACTCTGAAGACTTTAAGTCAATGCTTAAAGCTGAAGGAATGATAGAAGCAAAAGCTGCCGAACGCGGTGTAAGAGGTGCAAGTGTTGCAAGAGAATTAACAGGAAATCTTGGAAAGATGGGTCTAGCAAATGCAGCTAGAGCTAGAGCACTAACTCAATCTTTGTATAGATTTAACGAACATAACGAAGGAATACAAAGACAACTTAGATCTAAACAGAATCAATTATTTAGCAAAGTTGCTATATCACCTGTACAAGATATTCCGCCACCACCTCCAGTAATGCAGAATGTAGGTGCAAGTCTATTCCTTGGCTTAGCAAGTGCAGGGTTTGATGCAGCAGGATCTTACTACGAAAACAAAGCTCCAACAATAAAAAGACCCGGTTAGTTAACTATGTCAGAACACTATCAATTTCGAGGTGGAACGTTTGATCCTGTAGAGCAGGTTGACGTAATGCCCGAGCAACAAAGAGTCAATGCAGAGATTGAAAGATCTGAAAATGAATACTTTGAATCTTTACGACAAAACGACAGAGCTAGAGTACAAAACACCAAGAATTTAGTTAGTGCTCTATCAGGTCTGTCTAAATCAGTAAAAGGTTTTGTTGATGAACAAGCCAAAAAACAAAGAGAAGAGGATGAAGCTAGAGGAGCAATGCTTGCTCTAACTTCTGACTACAATTATGAAGATATACAAGCTTTATTAAACGAAGAAAATAACTTAAGAAATCAAGACATTAATTTAGCTAAGACAGCTAACGAAGTAGAACAAGAAACTGGAAGATATGTATTAGGTCAAGAAATACAAGGTCTTTCAGGTTGGGCTCAATATTCGTTTGTTAAAAATGTTTTGCAAAAAGAAGCTAACGATTATCAAACATATAAAAGAACATCTAGAGCTAACACCACAGTAGTTGTAAATAGAAATGGAGTAGACACTTTAGTTGGATATGGTGAAGGTGCAGAGCAACCAATCAATGAAGCTGAAGCTGATGCTATAGATGCAAAAGTTAAATTTGAATTTGTAAAAAGATTTGCCGGAGTTAACCCTGTACTTTTACAAGCCACTGTCAAACAGACAATGGATCAAGTCGATGAAAGTGATCGTTCAGAAAGAGCGACAGAGTTTGATAACAAGGCTAAAGCAGCAGACGAAGCAGATCAACGTAATCAATTAATAGTATCTATTCAATCAAGTCCAGTTGCAGGTAGAGATACAGTTACACACTGGGTTGAGAAAAATAAATTTAAATATGGTAATGATATACGTTTAGCAAGAAATGCTCTAAAAGATATTTTGGTAACAAGTGTAAAAAATGGAGAACTCTCACTAACAGAAGCACTAGCTGCCGTACAGGAAAAAATGCCAAATAGAGGCACAAAAGATGGTGTCGATATGACTCACTGGAAAGAGTGGAGAACTATCGAAACTGATCTTATGGAAGCTAATTCTGAATGGATGAAGCAGTCAGAAGATTTTAAAGAAGATGCAATGTTAGCTGATATAGAAGCTTATAAAGAAGGTGCAGAAAATGCAACTCCAGCAACTAATGCAGCATTTGTTCAATATTTAAGAAAAGAATATCCCGGAATGCCAATACCTGAAGAGGGTAGACAACTTATTTATGGTTATAAAGATGACACTTTAATGACTAATAAGTTTGAAATGATTATGGATAAGAACGGTGGATATGTACTTGAGTCTGATTTAGAAGGTGCTAGTCCTGCTCTTAAAAATCAGATGAGAAGAGACAAAAAAGTACAAGCTAACAGTCAATCCAAAATTCTTGAAGTATCTGAGAAAGGATCTGGAGAAACTAAATTTGTTAGGAACAGAGCTGCTGAAGCTTTAGAACTAAACATAGGTGTAGGTGAAACTACAAGTTTAGCTTTTGACACCTTGTTAGAAAATCTAGAGGCAGAGTATGTTATTGCTTATAATAGATCTTTAGCTCTTGAAAAACATCCAGATAAAGCTAGAGAAAGAGCAAGAGATGCAGTTTCTAGACTTTCACTAGACCAAAAATGGATTGGTAAAAATAGTGAACGTGTATATACATCTATAGATCAAGAACGAGTAAATCAATTAAACGCTGCACAAAGAGCAATAAAACCTACTTCAGGAAACTGGAGAACAGAAATAATGCCTGCTACTAAAGAAGCTAAAGAAGCACTTAAAGCTTGGGCAGAAAATAATGGAGAAACACCAGTACCTTCTTTCTACAGTGGTGTTGCTTTTCCTAATGGAATACATCCAAGAGCTTATGCTGCGGCACAGGCTAATTTACTTGGATATAACTCTATAAAAGTAGATAACAAAGGGATAGAAAAACTTTCTCCTACTATTAGGGCAATGCTTCTTAAATACCCTACTTCTAAAACACATGAAGTAGCTAAGAAAGAATTAGAGAATGAAGAAAATAAAGATAATGAAACTGTAATGCCAACTTGGAAAAAACAAACAAATCTTAGAGAAGGAATCTAACTACGGTTAAATCTGATTCAAGGATTTTTATTACTACGGTACCCAATGGACGAATTAGAACAACTTAATTACAACACAAGTAAACCTATATCAGACGAAGAAGCAAGTAAGCTTGCTGACGAACGTGAAGAATATACTGAATATAGGAAACAAGAAGAAGCACAAAGAGTCAGCGAACAAAACGCAGCTCAAGCCGATCAAAACCAAAGAAACGCAGAAATAGACGACTCCAGAAATAAAGAAAACTGGGGAGCAGGAGAATACGTAAAAGAAGCATTTTCTGCAATTGGAGGAGGACTACAAGATACAGCATCTTCATTAGTCACATTACCTGAAAGAGTCATTGACTTTGCTACAGGTGAAATGGCTAGAGAAGCTAAAACAAAGGAAGGTTATAAACCTGAATGGGATGATTTTTTTGTAGATGACTCTAACCCCATAGAAACTAAAACATGGTGGGGTGGTCTTATTAGAGGACTAACACACTTCGGTACACTAGCTGCCGTACCTGTTCCCGGATTTGGAGTAGCAGGAAAAATAGGTGCAACTACATCAAAAATTGTTCCTAAACTTGCTGCTAAACCGATAGCACAAACACTTGGTAGACAAGCACTAAAAGGTGTAAAGGTAGATTTACTTTCTGTATATTCTCAAGACGACAACGCTCTTGGTGTATTAGACCAACACTACCCCGGAGTAGGTGGACCGCTTGCTACACAGAAACATGATCATCCAATGGTCAAAACATTTAAGAATGTTGTAGAAGGTATGGGGTTAGGTATTATCTCTGACTCTGTATTAGAAGGAATGCAAGTTGGTTTCAAGATGTCTAAAGGTAAGGTATCTGATGCTTTTCAATCAAGTAGAAGTATGCAGGAATTAGAAAAAGGAAAAGCCTTACTTAATGGTGGAGAAAAGACTGCGAAAAGAATAGCTGAAATAGAAACACAATTAGGAGCTAATCCTAATACAAAAGCTAAAGAAGCAGCTAGAGCTAAATTAGATGAAGCTACAGAAAATCTAAGTTTTGTATCTAAATCAGGAGCAAAAAAAGCAGTAGCTAGAGCTAAGCTTGCATTAGATAAAGCAGAAAATGAATATGAAGTAGCTTTTAAAAATTATGATAGATGGTCTCCAGAAGGCACAGACAAAGAAGATTTATTAGATGAGCTTACAGAATTAAGGAAACAAAGAGATACTGCTGCCGAATCCTACGACCCACATAAAAATGAACCAAGAGAAGTCCATCAAGGCAATGCAACATCTATAGAAAATGTTGATGATGTTATAGAAACTCAGCAAGTAATGAAAACTGAATGGGGGGCTGCTAAAGGTTCTCTTGGAGGTTTATTTAGTAAACAAGCCATCACCAACATGATGGAGTCTGCTGATATGGGTTGGAAAGAAATAGGTACATATGCAAAAGCTATAGAGAATAGTCCAAAAATAAAAGCAGATATACAACAATACAGAGCTGCTGGTAAATCTCCACAGGATTACTACAACGATAATCTTATGCTCTTTGACCAAATGGTGAGAGGAAGAGAAACAACAGAAATGTCTGTTAAAGAGTTTCTTGAGCCATTAAGACAAAGAAAGTTAATACAGAAAAAAGAGATTATACGAGGAGGTAAGTCTACAGGTGTTGTTGAGTATATGGACGAAGCACATGTAAAAGCTCTTGACTTAGTTACAGGTGACCTACTTAGAAGACTGAGAGATACAGGAATTATGAGTAGAGAGCTAGAAGATATTCTTAATGTTGATGCTATCGGTGGTCCTACACAGGCAATGGTAGAACAACTTATAGCTCTTACTAAACTTACAAAAATGTCACGTTTACTTTGGGGTCAATCAGGTGTTGGCTTGAAAGGTAAAAGTGGAAAGATGATGAGTGCAAAAGATCTTACTAGAGCTGTAGATGAATCTGCACAAGAAAACATTAAAGCACTGCAGATGGCTACTAAGTTAGCTGGTGACGGTGATGATGAATTACTTAATGGTATTAGAAATTATATTTCTCAAGCTGACAACATAGAAAATGTTGATGACCTTATGGCATTCCTACGTAAAAAAATGCGTGGTGGTGAATTGAATGGGTCTGTGAAAACTGGTGCACTTATACGTGAACTAGGAATGGTACTTACAAATAGTGTTTTATCTGGACCTAAAACTCCAGTTCGAGCTGTTATGGGTACATCTAGTGCAACATTTATGCGTCCTATGTCTCAAGCTTTAGGTGCTGCAATGACAGGTGATGGAAAGATATTTAGAGAATCACTTGCTGACGTTAATGGCATGATACAAGCTATACCAGAATCATTCACTTTATTTAAAAAGAAACTTGATGGTTATTGGTCTGGTGAGATTGCTAACGTAAGAACTCGTTTTGCAGAAAAAAGTGCTTCAGAAGATAGCTGGACTGCAATGAAGTACATGATGGAGAAAGAAGGTACAGCAGCAGATAAAGGTATTTTCTATCTAGCAAATATGGCTAGATCTATGAATGACAATAACTTCCTCACATACTCCACAAAAGTTATGGCAGCAACTGATGATGCCTTTGGTTATATCTTAGGTAGAGGAAGATTGAGATCTAAAGCTTTTAGAGAAGTAATGAGCGAAGTAGGAGATGGAAACTATGTTGACATTACTCCTGAAATGATTGCTAAAGCAGAAAATAAATTAGTAGATAAGATATTTGACGCAGAAGGTAATTTAAAAGATAACTATATTTTAGCTGCTAAGAAAGAAGCAACACTTACACAAGACCTAAATGGATTTGCAGAAGGATTAAATAACGTATTCCAAAAAACACCATGGGCTAAACCTTTCTTCTTATTTGCAAGAACAGGTGTTAACGGTCTTAACCTGACTGCTAAACATACTCCCGGATTTAACTTCTTAGTAAAAGAGTGGAATGATATTAATTTTGCTAGACCTGACGATTTATCAAAAGTAGCTAAGTATGGTATTGAGACTGCTGAAGATTTAGCAAATGCTAAAGCTCTACAGTACGGAAGATTAGGTATGGGTTCTGCTGTTATATTTATGGCTGGTCAAAAGTTTTTAGGCGGAGGATTACATGGTAATGGTCCTGCTGACAGACAAAAAAGACAGACATGGATAGATGCAGGCTGGAAACCTAGAACTATAAAAATTGGTGATACTTGGGTAAGCTATGACGCTTTCGAACCATTTAACCAAATACTTGCAATTATCGGAGATATTGGAGATCACCAAGAATTAATGGGTGAAGAGTGGGCAGAAGATCATTTACAAAAGTTAGCTGTTGTTGTAGCTCAAGGTATTACAAGTAAATCTTATTTAGCTGGTATGCAACAGTTTGTGGATTTGATGGCTGGACAACCCGGACAGGCAAACAGAATTATTGCATCTTTAATGAACAATACAATACCTCTTTCTAGTCTTAGAAATGAGTTAGGCAAAGTATTAAATCCTTACACAAAAGAATTAGGTTCTGATATTGGTAGTTCTATTAGAAATAGAAATTTAATAAGTGAAGGTTTAGCTAGTGAACCACTTCCTACTAAATACGACATGCTTACAGGTAATCCAATTAAAGACCATGACTTTATAACAAGAATGTTTAATTCTATATCTCCTATCCAACTAAACATGGATTATAGTCCCGGAAAACAATTGTTATTCAATAGTGGCTATGACCTACGCCAGTCTACTTACTATGCTCCAGATGGAACAAATCTAACTGATTCACCAGTATTAAGATCTATGTTTCAAAAAGCAATTGGAGATCAAAGGATACTTATAGAGCTAGACAAAATGGCTGAAGATGAAGGAGTACAAAGGTCAGTTGCGTTAATGGATTATCACAGGCGTAACGGTAATAGAGATATGGATCCTAAAAACTATGTACATAATGTCAAAATCAGAAAATTATTTGATCGAGCTAAGAAAAGAGCTTGGGCAAAGGTTAAGCAGGATCAACGCGCCCAAAAACTTATACAAGAAGCAAGAGATTACAAAGTCAGAAGTGTCGAAGCAAGAAGAGAATCAATAAATCAATTAATCAATATGCCCAAATAAACAATAGGTGGATACCATGGCGGTACAAACAACTGAAGAATTTAAAAATGGCGGAGCCACCTCTTACGCCATCACAATTGAATATTTAAAAGCAAGTGATATCAAAGTAAG